CGGCAAAGGCAACGCCGATAAGGCGGCGGTGATCGACGCGGTGCGGCAGCGCGGCTTTGCGCCTGTGGATGACAACGAAGCAGACGCGATAGCTATCATGCTCTGGGCCACCGAGACCAAGGGAGGTGTGCAATGAGCAGTTGGTCTATCCTTGGCCATGCCGCAAAGGTTCTCGAAGAGCGCCGCGATGATTACGGAGATCCTGCCGAGCAGTTCCAAGCGATCGCCGATCGCTGGTCGATCACCTTGGGCACGCCAGTGTCACCGGCCAAGGTTGCGCTGTGCATGATTGACCTAAAGCTGGTGCGGCTCGCCTTCGATCCGGGTCACGTCGACAGCGTGGTTGATGTCATCGGCTATGCCGCACTGCTGCGGGAGGTGCGCTCATGAGTTTTACCTCTCGGATCTATAACAGCGCCCGGCAGCGTGACGGCGAAGAACTCAAACGCGATGGCTGGCGAAGCGGCATCCTTGCCGTCTCGGTCTGCGACAAGCGGCTAACCCCGCTGGAACGTGAAGCCATCCGTGCGATTGGTGAACGGCTTTATGGAGGTTTGGATGGCACGCGGGCGTAAGCGCAAGGCTGGCAAGCGCTTGCCATGCGGTAAGCGGTCGCGCGCAGAAAACAGGAAGGATGTGATGGCGACCGCACTCGAAGCCCGCCGGCGTCATTACGGCGTATCAGCGGCGCAGGCCAAGGATGAGCGGCTTGGTTCGGCGCTTGGCCGCCTTGCATTTGCGGGGTATATTTCGGCGGATCAATATGCCGCTGGTGAGAATTACGGGGAGATTATAGCGCGTAACAGGGCTATCATGGGTCTCCCCATGGACCAGCCGCGCTCGGTGACAGGGATCTTAATCAACGAGGGTATCTTTGGCGGCGGGGCTCCTGACCCTGATCCTGAATTGGTTGCAAAGGTTCGCAAACAGGCAGCAGCTGCTATTTTGGTACTGAAGGCAGCTGATAGCGATGCGCCGGGCATTACTGGACGCAAGCCAAGCGTTTTGGTTCATGCGGCGGTTTGCCACGACGCCGATGCGCTGCATTGGGGTCCAGCAGACATGCGCCAATTGTGCCATGGTTTGGATGCATTGTGCCGACTATTCCGATTGTGATAGGGCAGTTTGTGACCAGATTCGCTCGCCTACCAAGATAGCTAACAAACTGATTTAATTGATATATTGTTTAATTTTATGTTGACGGGGCTATGCATTTGGCATAGTGTTCCGAAATTCGAGAATTAACAACTGCGCCCGGAGCCTACAGGCGGGCGCTGTTTCGTTCTAGCTGATCCAGCGCCGGTTGTAGATCTGGTAGGTTTCAGGATCGATCGATGCAGCACATTGGTGCCCAGCTCGGCATTCGGACACAGCATTGATCAAACCTGTGGTTGGGTCGGTCCGCTGCTCAATGATGTTGGAAGGCTCGCCGCAGATCGCTCCCGTATCATCAATCAGTTTTGGGCAAGCTTCGTTAGTGATAAAACGGCGATCAGACATAATCGGGCGCGTTAGCATAGGGCGTCTCCGAGGTCGAGCGGGTGTCGCTCAGCGCGTTCGTCGACTAAGGGTAGAGCCACTTTGCCGCGATTGCGCCTCCAAGGGGATTATCCGCGAGGCGACCGTACCTGACCACATTGTGCCGCTGGCCCATGGCGGATCGGACGAAGACAGCAACATTCGCTGCCTCTGCGCTGAGTGCCATGCCAGGCGGACTGCCGAACAATTCGGCCGCCGCAGGACGGTTGCCGTAGGGCCCGACGGATGGCCGATCGGTTGACCAGGCCGGGGGCGGCTCGAAAGTCTGGGCCCTCGGCGGGGGACACCGCGCATGGTCCAAAAAACACGCAACCGCGAGTTAGCGACCGGGGGTCAAAGTCTAGAAAGTCCAGCAATCCCATCTATTTGACTGGATAGCAGGTTCGAAAAGAGCGTTAGTCGTTTCACCAAAACGAAAGCGACGCAGATGACCAACTCTACCCTTCCAACCGCCAACGAAGCCTGGGGCTTCTTCGGCACCACAGGCGGTTTCGCGGACGCCCAGGCAGCTTGGGCCATCGCGTTCCCCGCGGTCGCGAAGGCCACGAGCGGCAGCGCCGAAGGGGTTCGGGATTTTCTCGACAGCCGGCACGGACGCCACTTCGCTGACGATGTGCACAACGGCATCCACAGCGGCATCGACCTCAAGGCTGCCATTGACGCGGCTATCGCCCGCTGGATGGGCTGGACCATCAACCGCGCTACTTCGCGTGACCACGGCATTCCGGTCGGACTGCCTTACCTGACCGGCTTTGTCGGCCTCTACGAAATCTTGGCAGACGCGGAATGAGCGCGGGTGTCACCAGCACGGTCCGCCTTGCGATCCGTACGTTGCCAGAGAACTTCGACCGTAGCCGAATTGGTGTGGTGCTCGAGACGATCGAGCAGGAACTTTACGAAAGCGGCGTTTACGCAAGCGCAAGCGCTGACAGCTTCACCATCGAAATCACGGTCCGGACCGACCAGTTGCTCGACACGGCCAAGGTGTTGAACGAGCTCGAACTGGTCTGACCCGGGGGCAATACCCCCCAACTACCCTTCGACCTGACAATTTGACCACGCGCCGCGAGCCTGAAGGCTTCCGCGGCCGAACGCTATCCAAGGATATTTATGGATCAGAACTGGCCGGCCCAGAGCAGTGAGTTCTGGCCGATAGAGAAGATCACGCCTTATGCGCGCAACTCCCGCACGCACTCGGATGAACAGGTTGCGCAGATCGCTGCCTCAATCCGTGAATGGGGCTGGACCAATCCGATCCTCGTCGATGAAGATGGCGGGCTGATTGCTGGCCATGGACGTCTGCTTGCTGCGCGCAAGCTGGGGCTGACGCAGATACCGACCATGGTCGCCAAGGGCTGGAGCGAGGCCCAGAAAAAGGCCTACGTCATCGCCGACAACAAGCTGGCGTTGAACGCCGGCTGGGACCTTGAACTGCTGGCCGTCGAACTGGGCGATCTGCAGGGTTTCGATTTCGACCTGATGTTGACCGGTTTTTCGGACGACGAGCTATCCAAGCTGCTGACCGAAAAGACCGACGGCCTAACCGACCCTGACGCTGTTCCGGAAGCGCCGATCGACCCTGTCGCCAAGCCCGGTGATGTCTGGCTGCTTGGCAAGCACAGGCTGGTCTGCGGCGACAGCACCGATGCCGACACCGTCGCCAAGGCGCTGAACGGCGTTTCACCCCACCTGATGGTCACCGATCCTCCCTACGGCGTCGAGTATGATCCCGCCTGGCGCGAAAAGGCCGGCGTTGCCGCATCCGGAACCGCCAAAGGCAAGGTGCTGAACGATGACAAGGCCGACTGGCGCGAGGCCTGGGCACTGTTTCCGGGTGACGTCGCCTATGTCTGGCACGCCGGACTGTTTGCCGGTGTTGTCGGCGACAGCCTAGCTTCCTGCGATCTGTTGCTACGTTCCCAGATCATCTGGGACAAGGGCCAGCTAGTCCTTTCTCGGGGCGACTATCACTGGGAGCATGAGCCCTGCTGGTACGCCGTCAAAAAGGGCGCAAAGGGGCACTGGGCCGGCGACCGGAAGCAGACTACCATCTGGCACATTCCCAAGCCGAAGAAGAATGAGACCGGACATGGGACCCAGAAGCCAGTCGAGTGCATGAAGCGCCCGATCGAGAACAATTCCTGCGCAGGCCAAGCGGTCTACGAGCCGTTTTCAGGGTCTGGCACTACCATCATCGCCGGCGAAATGACTGGCCGCTCGGTCCACGCGATTGAGCTCAACCCGGCCTACGTCGATGTGACTATTAAACGCTGGCAGGATTTTACCGGCAAGGCTGCAACCCTCGAAGGCGATGGCCGGACATTCGACGACATCGCTGGGATCTTCAGCAGCGATGTCCCCGCCAATACCGATCCCATCGTAGAGCCCAGCCACCCCTGACCATCGCGCAAGAAATATCGCCAGATTTCGGCGACACGCACCAAGCAGCCGTCCGCGAACCACCGGCACCACCTTCAGATCGGCACTGCATTGCCGGACCGCTTACAAGAATATGCCCTTCACGTGACACGCCGACCGGGCGGCCGATCAGCCTTACCAGCGCATCTCGAGCTTCTTCCGCTGAGGCACGCGGACATGGTTGATTGGACCTGCAGCTACCGTCGCTTTCACGCGCAGCGATGCCGGACAGGCGGATACGCGGACCTTCGGCGCACCAGACCGGCCCATCACCGTCCCAGACGCGGGTCGGCGTGCAAGTAAACGTTGTGCCCTGCGGTGCAATCACTGCGGCAGCAGCCATGATCAGAAATTCAAATATCGTCGTGTCCTCAAGTCTGGGAGTTTTGAAAGTGGTCAGGCGCGAGACATAGCGGAAGGCACCTTGCCATGAAACCCGGAACAAAACCCAAGCCCACCCATCTCAAATTGGTCACCGGCAATCCCGGCAAACGGGCGCTGAACCGCAAAGAAGCCAAGGCCAAAGCTGCGATACCCGTGCCGCCAGTCCACCTCACTGCCGACGCGGTCGAGGAATGGAACCGGGTCGCAACGGATCTATACAATCTGGGCGTTCTCTCCGAGATCGATCGGGCGGCACTCGCGGCCTACGCGCAGGCCTATGCCCGCTGGGTCCAGGCCGAACGGGCAATCGCCAAGATGGCCGAGAAGGACCAGCTGACCGGCGGGCTTATGATCAAAACATCAAACGGCAACGCGATCCAGAACCCGCTGGTGGGCACCGCCAACAAGGCCGCGGCGGACATGATGCGTTACGCTGCAGAATTCGGGATGACGCCCAGTGCCAGGAGCAGGATCGCAGCAACACCGCCAGAAGAAGGCTCAGATCCCGCCGACCGGTTCTTCGCCTGATCGGACACTGGCCTATGCCAGGGCCGTCGTGTCAGGCGAGACTATCGCCGGGCCGCATGTTCGCAACTCTTGCCAAAGGCACATCGCGGACCTGAAGCGCAAGGATGGCATCTGGTTCGACCAGGCGGCCGCCAATCATGCCTTTGCCTTTTTCGAGGAGGTACTGAAGCTTTCCGAAGGCCAGTTCGAGGGCCAGCCTTTCCAGCTGGAACCAAGCCAGGCCTTCATTATCGGCTCGCTATTTGGCTGGAAGCGCAAGGATGGCAGGCGCCGGTTTCGCCGGGCTTACATCGAACAGGGCAAAGGCAACGGCAAGTCGCCGATTGCTGGTGGTATTGGCGTTTATGGGATGACAGCCTGCAAGGAGGCGGGCGCTCAGATCTATGCGGCTGCCGCCAAAAAGGAGCAGGCCAACATCCTGTTCCGTGACGCGGTAAAGATGGTGCGGCAATCCCCAGCGCTGGCCCGTCGGTTGGAGTTCTCCGGCGGTCCGGGCCGCGAGTTCAACATAGCGCATTTGCCGTCGGGCAGTTTCTTCCGCCCGGTGTCGCGCGATACGGGCAAGACAGGGTCAGGCCCTCGACCTTACTTTGTATTAGCGGACGAGGTCCACGAACTACCGGACCGCTCGATTATCGAAATGCTGGAGCGCGGTTTCAAGTTCCGCCGCGATCCGCTACTGTTCATGATTACCAATTCAGGGTCAAACCGAAATTCAGTCGCCTGGGAGGAACACGAACACGGGGTCCGTGTGGCTGCGGGCAATCCCGATGCGGTGCTGGACCCGACTTACCTCGGCCAAGTC